CGACAGACTGACGAACCAATGCAGTATCAATAAACATTTCATTGGCCACCATATTCAAATAGTAACCCATGTAGTGAGTATTGTATGCCAATAGATCGAGCAGGACAGCCATGCCCGAACCCTCAAAGTTGTAATCACTAAACTCAGACTGTGATTTGAGATAGTTCTTTAGATTATCTCTAATAATATCGAAGTCAAGTTCCGCGACCTTGAGTTTTGAGTCAGAATTTGCCATTAGCGTACTCTTTCTAAGAAGAATGTAATTGTAAGTGGTTCGGTTGTATTCTTTATAAAGAATGACATTGTAATATCATAACGATTCTCTTCATAATTCGGAGAAGCAACGACTTCTTGAATCTCGATTCTTGGCTCGTAGTTTTTTAGAGTCAAGAAAATTGCATCCTGAATCAAAGAGGTTGTCACGTTATCGATAGGTTCGAATAGAAACTTCTTCAGATTTGATCCGAGATCTGGTTTGAATGGACGTTCATAGTGAGCAGTTAGAAGAAGATTGCGGATCGACTGGGCGATTGCATTCTCGTTTAGTTTCTTAGAAACATCTTTCGTAACTGGATGAAGTCCGAAATCTAAATCGAAATCAGAAAATTTTCTAGCGATAAGAGACATTTGAACTCGTTGGGTTCTAGTTATTGATTATTTATGCTGGATCGGGGAGCTCTCCAGTAACTCCAGGATATGGATCCACGTAGTTATTTTCGAGATTTTTAGTGACAGATATTCCTGAAAACGAAACATCGAAGTCGAAAGATATGGTGGTTGGGAATCCGACCAGTTTCAAGAATTTGCAAAAATCCATGGTAAACCATTGGAATAGAGCACCCAGTCCGATTAGTTTGAAAAACTTATTGATTTTAGCCATAAACTTCTTTAGAAGGTACATTGGCCACTGTTCCGCAAAGTGTTGAGCGGCTTCTATATTACGATGAATCTTTTCCTCGTAACTTGTGACAAATTCTTCTATATCTCCGCCTATCAAGTCTAAGAGAGAATATCCAAAAATCTCAATACTCTCAAGTTTCTTTACTATCTCTTTTCGAATTTCGTTCTTCAATTCTGCAGGTGCATTTTGTATTCTCTGAACCTGAGCGTCGATAGCATTTTGAATAATAGATTGTACGTCTAGTGTCAATAGAACAGGGAGGGGTGGCAATCCTAAAGTTTCCCAGATGGTATTGAATTTATCGATCAGTTTAGCGATCGCATCGTAGATTATAAGGAGGGCAGCATTCTGTAGTCTCGCCATAATGTAAGAAAATATAATCTCGGCTCTAATGGCTTTAGAATTGACTCCATACTTCAATCCATCGTAGAGTTGATACGCTGTAGGGAGAATTGAGAATAGAGGATCTACCTTTTCTACAATTTGCGCCTTCAGTTCTGCTCTGTATGCTGGGTTCGAAAAGAGTTGTATAATATCGATAGAAATGCCAAGAACTGGGATCGTGAACGTCAACGGTATAACATTGCTGATAATCTCGATAATTTTCGCTTGAATGAATAGATGGTACTCTTGACAGAGCGCAGTAATTCGTCGTTCCCATTCTTTGTCTGGAATACTCACACCCTTGTAAACGGGATTCGATACGGAGACAGGGTAGTTGCCTAAAATTTTCTCAATGCTTTTGATGATCGATCGAACCTGCTCAATTCTCTTTTGTATAGGTTCTATTTTTTCTAATATTCTTCTTCGTGCCTCGTCCTCGGCTTGCAATGCGGCTTCTCTTACCAATTTTTCTATTTCAACTTGAAGTACCGATGGAAGATTAGCAACCTGAACAAATAGATTGGTCAATGCTGCTTTGGTCGGCAGCATTGTTCCTTCGCATGGAATAGATAAACTAATCGCCATCACTAACCACCAGAAGTATTAGATGTGGTTCTTTGTGAAGTAATTTGAACTTCTTGTAGAGTTTCGGTTTTCGGGAAGATTCGTTTACCAATACTGGTCACAACTTCTTTCACTTTACTTGCTGCCTTCAGATCTGGATCAACATTGAACTCGATATTCTTTTCAGCAGCCTTCGTCGCAACCGTATCAATTTTACCAATTAGATTATCCTTCAAGTCATTGCGAAGGCTCAAGATATCGCCCTTCTTCTCGTTGATGCTCACTTCGAAGTCAGCAACCTTCTGCGTCAATTCGCCCAACGGTAGTTTATCAACAAAGCCTGAGATAACTTTATCCGCCATTTGACCCAAGTCTTTGAATGTGTTACCGATAGAAGAAGTGATTCCGCTGAGAGACTTACCAATACTCGACCCACCAGTTTCAATCTTCTTGCCTGTCACTGTGACCTCTTCTAGTTCATCTGAGACTGCCTTCGATGCGGCTGATGCTGTGTTTGTATTTGCAGCTTCGGCTGCATCTTCCGTAGATGGCGCTGAACCACCACCAGACAAACCAGTGCCAGAGGCTGAAGTCGCTGAACCAGATTGCATATTGATTTGAGCAGCTGGGATGTCAACAGTATCACCTTGCAATGCTGCAGTTGCGCCCTTCAAACTCAACTTTTTATTGGCTGTTAGATTTGCAACACCCAATGCATTGATGTTCATATCAGAAGTTGATTCGGCGTAGAACTTCTTGCTCTTCATACGAATATCGCCAGTTACAGAAAGATTATAGTTTCCTGCAACCTCGATGTTCATATTGCCGCCAACTTTTAGATTACAATCACCGCCTACTGTGACTGAACACTTACCGTCGATGTAGACGTAGTCTGAACCCATGACTACTGTGTAATGATCTTTCTGCACTCTTTCAACGCGATTACCATCAGCATCAATCTCAAAATAAGATCCATTTCTGTGAGCAAGATGCACTCTCTCTTTTCCTGGCGTATCATCAAACTCTAACGCATGTCCTGATTCAGTTTCGAGCGCATTATTGTATGGATACTGAGGATTGAAAGATGATGGTGGCTCACTCCAAGTCACACCACCAGCAGATTTGATATTCTTCTTTAGATTTTTCTTTCTTGTTGCTATGATCGTTGATTCAGATCTGCCTCTAGACAATCGATTGGTTGTTGGCTCTTTTAGATACTTTGATTTTGGATATGCTTCAGCAGCATCGTCTGGCTTCTTGGGGCGTCCGCTCAACTTTCCTGGATCGCTAAATCCAAATTGATAGTTTGGTTTCTTATCAGGCTTGCCTGGAAGAATGCCGACAATTGCAGGGTTTTGTGCATTATCGCCATCAATAAAGAATCCGAAAACCATATCACCTTCTTTTGGTGTATATGAGTTTGGGCTGTTCACTGGAAGAACTGGATGAGCCCATGGAAGGCTTTCTGTTGGAATGCGCTCTTTCTTTTCTGTGTGCCAGCCGAAGCATCGCACACGAACACGACCAAGTTTCTCTGGATCATTGCGGTCTTCAACAACCCCAATCCACCAGATAAAACCTTCAAGTCCAATAAAATTTTTCTTTGCGCCTGGCATCACTTACCCTTCTTTGATAATTTATTCAAGCCTTCTTTTGCGCCTGGAATTTCTTCTGAGAATGAATCCGAGACTAATTCAACAATCGTCTCAAAAACATCTTCTGAGAATTTATGATTGAGTGCAGCAACAAGGTATTTACCAGTTCTGGCTTTATCTATTTTCTTGCCGCTTTGATTTCCTGCTTCGAACATTGGAAGTTCATATTCAACAACATCCCCAACTTTGAGTTCAATGTCACCAGGAAGTACAACTTTGATTCTGAAGTGATTGAGCATCGTCATATGCAACGCTCTTGGCTGCAACCAAAACTTTATGTCGTTGCTTTTCTCAGAGGCGGTGTCGCTGATCGCAAGATTTGTTCTAAAGAATCCATCGTATGCATCAAACAGAGTTTGATTCTTAGAGTTCTTGAAACTATTGACTGGCTTGTATTTGTTGATCAAATTACCTTGCGCTTCTGCGACAAGAAGATTATAATCATTGTATTGATAAGATTGAGAAAAGATGTCAATGCTCATCAAACGAGATGAGAACGCACCGTTTGTGATCGAACTCATCATATCAAAGTCGTTGACGATCTCAAAATCGTCTACTGAATCTTTATTGACAGAAGGATCGCGATCTGAATTTTTCACTTCAAACTTTAGTTTCTTATAGGGCTTCTGTTTGATCATTGTTTGCAATGATGTTAGATTGAAGCCATTCTTATTCTCAAAGAAAAAGTAACAAAACTTTTTTTGGTCGTATGCTCGAGCTGTTGCCCATTGAATTGCTTCAAACGGACGATAGTTTGGGATGATAAAATCAAAGTTTCCTGACGTGAGTTCTAACGAAGCAATTCTATCTGGGCTGACGGATAGTTCTTTCGTGAGAATATCAAATACGACGTCTCGAATTTTTGCGGACTTATATGCCTTGCTGACGAGTATTTGCTGAGAAGAAATTGCTTCTTCTGAGCAAAAGTGTAGAATATAACTCTGACCACCTTCAGACTTTTTAGCAGGAAGGCGATCAGTGACCTTGTAGATTCGAAACATTCTATCGAAAGGTAGTTTCAATCCAGGCTTATCGATCTTGATCTTTAGATACTCATTGCCCATATAATAATGAGTTGTAAATGTACCATTACCATCGTTGATCAATATACTACCATGCATAGCAGGTGAGTATAAATCTTGGAATATTTGCAACTCAATGAATGTGCCTTTCAGTGGGACAACCTGACCACCCGAATTGATGAGATCAAGACTAATGAGATCATAGTCTTTAGACCCAAGCATTCCATTATCAATTTTTTGACTACCCATTCAGCATCAACTCTCTAAATTCATTCTCAACTCTTGGCACGAATACTGGATCTAGTATTCGAATCCTTCTCTTCAATTCATTTTCTTCAAATTCGTGTTCGTATATTGAAATGGCTTTATTGCGAGTTACTGTGGTGAGTGTATATGATGAATAGTCACTCACTTCAGTTTTGATAACTAGCGGTCCACTCGTTAGATCTGGTAATGAATTTGGTGTCAATGCGTTAGTCGTTGGATTGACTTCAAACTCGCTAATTATAGATTTTTCTATCGTCTCTCCCAATTCAATGCCACCATACGTTGAAGTGATCGTGACCTCTCTCTCATAATGATGAATAGTGCTTTGTGCCTCTAAAATTGACATATTATATTTTTTCGAAATATACGCATCAAGAGTCGATGACTTTAGTGGCCAATCATAGTTTGGATTTATAATTACGTTGAATAGAAGAATAATCCAACTTCTATACGCATCACCGTATGCTTTATGAGCGATAATATCTGGTGTATCTTCATCACGAATGAGATACTCGTAAGAAAGGTTTACATTTTCTTTTATGTCTCTGAGAAATGCAGTACGAGCAAGAATGTTCGTAACAGACTGTGGGTTTATAGTATTCTTGTCGAACGTATAGAGAGTTCTTGGAAAATTCTCGAAGTATTTCATTAGTAACCTTCGTCGATAAGTTTCTTGTGCAGGATTTCGACTTCCTTGAATCGAAGCTGTAGTGAAATCTCTACAGGCATACCATCTTGGAATGCAGTCCACTGACCTGCGCTGCTATAGTTCACATCGATGCCCTGCAACACACAGGTTGAGACTCTAGGTAGATATGGATTTCTTTTTTGTCCAACCATGAATTCAATATCGAATTCGGAAGGTGGAATGAAGTAACGACCACTAGAGTTGGAAGGAATTTCTGGTGCAGCAAAGAAGCGTAATTTTTTTATGATGTCTGTAATCGCTGCCGCTTCTTTTTTATTTCTAGGGACTAATCTGAAGTCAAATAGAAATTCTCTATTTTGAATATTCTTGAATAGCAACTCGACTTGAGGATTGAGAGCAAGTCCTGCTGAGAATAGTAGGACGTCAGTAATACCAGCACCGAAGTTGCCAGTCTTTTCTGCAACGAGTCCACCTGCCTCAGCAAGACCACCAGCAGCAGTACCGCCAGCGCCAAGACCAAAAGATGGTGTTTGTCCAGTCAATCTTTCTACTGCACCTTCGATCACACTACCGCCAGCCTGTCCAACCAATCCTGCTTTACCGAGAGCATCCGTTAGACTTACCTGATCATAGTCTGTGACCATTTGGGTGGCAAGTGTGTCTGGCATATACAAACAAATAGATGCTGCTGCTCGACGAGTCTTACGGCTCAAATCAATAGCACTAACGATAACACCACTCGCAGCACCGCCTAGTGTTGCTGTTGCACTTCCTAATACGAAAGTTTTTCCCGCATCTAAAACGCTATTTTGTTGTACAGCCTCGAATGCCGCCTCAGCTGTACCAATCGCGGCTAAACCAACGCCAATACCTGCAGCTTCTCCTGCACTAAATGGATTTCTAGATCCAGCACCCTGTCCTGCAGCACGGTTGGTATCTGCAAACGACATAACCTCAAGCCCACCCTTCATCTCTTTTTTGACTTGATATTCAGACTTTTGCTGAATACATGGAGTAAATTTCACCCAGTGAAGATTGCGATCTATGTTGCCCATGTCAGATGGGAACTTCATAACTTCAAATTCATATGGATTCTTGAATAGAGATTTCGCTGGTCCTGTTGGATCTTTGGTGATCGTAGGTTGAGCGTTTCTTTTAGCGTCTGTTGGAGATGCTTGTTGATTTGCCATCGAGTAGCCCTATAAATAGTTGTATGGCTTATAGTGGTAAATTTAGTCCTAAAAATACCAATAAATATTTAGGTGACCCAACGAACATCTGGTATCGTAGTCTGTGGGAGCGCCGAGTTATGGTGCACCTAGATGAAAATCCGAACGTGGTTGAATGGTCTAACGAAGAAATTGTAATACCATATTTATCGCCTGTGGACAATCGTTGGCATCGCTATTTCCCTGACTTCTTTGTTCGTGTTCTGAATAAGAATGGATTGAGAGAGGCTATGATTCTGGAAGTAAAACCCAAGAGTCAGTCTCAACCTCCTGTGAAGAAAACTAAGATTACTCGAAAGTACATCAACGAAGTCATGACATGGGGCGTGAACGAAGCCAAATGGAAAGCAGCCGATGTATATTGTAACGAAAGGGGATGGAAGTTTAGAGTCATCACCGAGGAACATCTAGGAATCTAATGGCAACTTCTCTCTTCGATAAGGTTTCGGCTCAACTTCGCGCGCAGGGCATTCAGCCAAGAACATCAGCTGCTCAGGCTTGGCTCCGAGAGAAGGTTACATCCCTTCGAATGCCAACGAATCGCTCCAACATTCTCAACGACGCAAAGAGAGTTTCGGGTAAAACTTTCGTTGGTAGAATGTATTTCTATCACTATGATCCCAAATTCAAAGACGTTCTTCCTGTGTGGGACAAGTTTCCACTCGTGATTCCGATGGAGACGTACTCGGATGGTTTTCTAGCCATGAATCTTCACTATCTGGATCCATACAATCGCTTGGCTCTTCTCGATAGACTCTACGATTTCGCAAACAACGATAAATATGACGATACGACTCGACTAAATTTGTCATATGATCTTTTGGCTTCGTCGAGACGATACAAGTTATTTGAACCTTGCATAAAGCGATATCTTTTGACTCATATTCGTTCGTCTATCATTTATATCGAGCCAGATAACTGGGAAACTGCTATATTCCTACCAACCGAAAAGATGATCTATAAAAAGTAATGTTCAAAGTATCCGACTTTATCACGCATTTCAATAAGCACTCAGACTTTGCGAAGACATCTAAATTCGAAGTCTTGATTGCACCGCCACCATTTCTCTCAGATCTATCAACATATGATCTACGCTTTCAGTGCGAATCTACTGAACTTCCTGGTTACAATGTCAACACTGTTGAGAATAGACAATATGGTGTCGGTTCTCCAGTTGCATCTGCGCCAGTAGCGTTCGCTGATATAACACTTACGTTTATCTGCGCTGGTGATATGTGGGAGAAGAAACTTTTCGATCGCTGGATGAATAACGTTATTCCCATCAATAACTATAACCCTCGATACAAAGAAGAATATGTGACTTCAAAAATTGAAATCAATCAATACTCTGAGGTTGCTGATACTGCGAATATGCAATCGCAGAAGATATACTCTGCGATCTTATTCAGCGCGTTTCCGATTTCTATTGGTGCTCTATCTCTAAACTGGGCTGATGATGGCATTCATCGTTTGCCAATAACGTTCAAGTATGATTACTGGCTACCTGGCAATTTCAATCCAGCCAAGCCACAAAGTCAACAGAGTGGAAGAGAAACACCAAATGGCTCAACGCCACCTATCACTGGAGATCGAGGACAGCCAGTAAGAACTGTGCCTTCCGCACCAAGAGCAGTAAATCCACTACCACCATTCAGTGGTCGTGGTGGAAGATTTGCTGGTGGTGGAGCAAGTGGAAGTTTTTGATTTTTTTATGGAGTGAATAATTATGCCTTTGCCAAAAATAAACCATCCAATTTATGAAGTGTACTTGAAGTCATTAGACAAGAAAGTAAAGTTTCGCCCATTCTTAGTCAAAGAGGAAAAGGTTCTTCTTATGGCGAAAGAATCAGATGATCTAGAGGACATCGTCAAAGCAATCAAGCAAATTATCAACAACTGCGTGATTGATGATATTGATGTTGATGCACTACCAACGTTTGATATTGAGATGTTCTTTATCAATCTAAGAGTGCAATCAGTTGGCGAAAATGCCGAGATGATGTATACTTGCAATAATCTCGTAGTGGGTGAGGGTCCAGAAGCAGTTGAGTGTGGAAATAAAATTGAATTTTTGCTCGATATCAAGAACGTTTCTTTCTCAGAGACAGAGAATCATACTGATAACATTCGTCTCGGAGAAACTGTTGGTATGAAATTGAAGTACCCAACCTTACAGTTCAGCCCAGATATGCTAAATGAGCAGTTTGAGGATGGCGGATATACGTTCATTTCTCAATACCTAGATTACATCTATGATTCTGAGCAGATCTATAAAAAGGATGAGATTTCAGAGGAAGAACTAAAAGAATTTATCGACAACCTCACCATTGATCAAGTGAAATTGATCAGAGATTTTTTCACAACGTTACCTCAAGTTGTGTTGAATCAAGATGTTACATGCCCTAAATGTAAGCACGTGCATCAGTTGAAGGTGGAGGGACTTCTAAATTTTTTCGAATAATCTTTGGTTATGATAACTTGGTGAATTACTATAAGACGAATTTCAATTTGATGCAACATCATAAGTATTCGCTAACTGAATTGGATAATATGGTTCCGTGGGAGAAGCAAATTTATGTAAAGATGCTCATGGAGTATATCAATGAGCAAAATGAGAAACTAAAACTCGTTCAACAACAAAAGACTAGAAGATAATGGCTGAAGAAATAAATCCAAAAGAACTGGCTTCCCAAATTCGTGGTTTGAGAAGAACACCGAAGGGGAGAAGAATTCTTCAGCAAGCCATGCGTGAAGCAGGAATGGGTGGCGGTGGCAGCGGCACTGATTTAGATAAAGAAGCCAACAAAGCATTTAGTGCTGCAAAAGAATCTGCAAAAGCAGAAGGAAAGGGTTTCTTCGGTCAAATGCGTGCTGGTTTCTCTGCAGCGAGAGAAACTGAAGAACAATATCAGCTCGCTACAATGGGAACGAAAAAGAGTCGAGAAAGAATACTCAATATGTTGGGTATTGATGTTGGCGATGCATTTAGAAAAACGTTAGAGAAAAAAGGCACTCAAGAAGAAATTGAGAAAGCCAAACAACGTTTTGGCATGGACAAAAAGAAAAAAGATAAAAAAGAAAAAGATGACAATGAACAGGGCACAGAGCGTGGTGCAGGTGTTGCAGGTGGGAAGGCATCTCGTCATTTGAATCTAATTCTTCGTAATGTCTTAGAACTCAAAAAGATGGTTCGCAAAGTCGAATCTGTTTTGACAAAACCAAAACTCAAGGCAGGATTCGAATTTGATCCTAGATTGGGCGCAAAAGGTGGATATCGAAGCACTCGCGGAGAAAACAAAGGTAAGATTGTCAGCGCCAAGGAAGCACTGGCTGCACCATCAATATCTAAAAAAGAAAAAGATGAAGCAGCCAGAACTGCTAGAACAGAGGCACTTTCAAAAGCAATTCTAGCTGATGAAGATCCAATGATCAAAATTCAAGAGAGCGTTGTAGCAATCTTGAAGAGTCTCGGTGAAGATACTGTATCAGTTCATAAGAAGTTGGATCAATTGAAGGGTGAGATAGATGATGCTGGTGGTGGCTTCAACCCATTAGATTTTCTGCGTCGTGGGGGTGGGGGTAGAAGAAATCGTGGCAGAAGACCATCACCAAAGAAAACTACAAGCCCTAAGAAACCAGGTGTTCCTGGTAAGATGGGCGGCAAATTCGCCAAAGGTGCAGCCAAAGCATTGAAATTTATTCCAGGTGTTGGTGCTGTTGTTGCAGGTGGTATGGCTGCATATGATGGTGTGACTGGATACCAAAACGC